TCTGAAGGGATGTCGATTTTGGTTCTTGTGTTAGGGAGTCCTTTATCTATTTCTGCCATTTAATACTCCTATATTTTCATACCACGTTTCATTAGAGAAGGCAACCCTTGAGACATAGGCCCCGACTCTGGTGGTGGACCTGATCTATCACCTGCTTGTTTTAATAGACCACCACCTGCTCTTTTTAATCTTCTTATTCTGTCAAAGTATGGACCTGTCTTGGTTCTAAAATTAGATTCTTGAATGGCTGTGTAAAAGTCTAGATTCTTTGGTTCCTCTTGAACCTGCATGTTGTATGGATAGTTTCTTCTCTTCTTCGCCTCTGATATATTTATCGAATCTACAATTCTATCTTTCTTATCTAAAAGATCTTCATCGAGTGCTTTCTTAATTACCTGATTTAAGTCTGATGATATCTCATCAATCTCACCTGTCTCTTTCATCTGTTTCATTAGTTTTATATTTTCATCTATAATAGATTTAACGTCTGTTCTTGCCTTTGATGGTTTTGGTTTTACAATTTTACCTAATCTATAACCTGCACGTCCCCCTTCTGCTAATCCAAATAAACCTCCAGTTGTTTTGCCTGGTATGAATGTTGCATCTCTCGCTCCTGGTATATTGAATGCTGGATTAATAACAGATCTAAGATCTGCTAAATCTTCTTGTCTCCCTTTTTCAAATTGAGGAAATATTGAACCCATAAATTTAGGTCCTGCAGATTCTAATTTTTGTATGTCTGCTTCTTTTTGTGCTTGCTCAAATAAATCTAAACCTTCTGCATATTTACCAGATGAAAAATATTCACTTAGCACATCTTCTTTCTTCATGCCTCCTGGTCTATCAACTGCTTCTAAACTTTGATTAAATGCAGTAAGTCTTTCTCGTGCATCTTTTAGATTTTGTTCTGCTCTCTGTCCTGCAGTGTCAGCCATCATCTGATCATCAGGAATCATGAATTCCTCTGTCTGTCCTCTTGATTTTTCTAAAGCCTCTTGTTGTTGTCCAACGTCCATTGCTAACTGTGCTCCAGTGTTGATCGTGTTCATTGCATCTAAAGATTTTTTAATACTACCTATTTGTTGATTATTATAACCAAGACCTTTAAATCTTTTGAATAACTCCTCTTGTGGATCTATTTGATAATCTTTACCTAGAGCATAGTTAAGTAGATTATCACCAAATGCCTCTCTCAAAGTCTTACCAGATGTCAACATATCGTAACCAATCAAACCACCTTCGAAAGCAACGGTCGCTGCTATCGCTGCAGGGCCAAATATATTTCTTAATGCAAACGCACTCTTAAGTCCTCCACCTGCTTTTAAAATAGTTTCTGCAAGATTAACTTGTTGTTTGTTTTTAAATCCTTTTGTTAAACCATCATCCAAACCTTTTTTACCTATTTTAAGACAGTCATCACTTCCTAGTTTAAAACCTATACGACCACCATCTTTTTTAGATGGTAAGTTTACAGCACATTGATCAGTTATTGTCGCTGCAAAATTTAAAATAAGTTTATTTAATTGTGTTTCATCTAATGAAGAAATTTTTTGTGTTACATCACCTATGATTCTATTAAACTGTTTTCTAGGATCTTGAAAACCTTTACCATATGTTTTACCATCAACAGTAATTTTAACTCCAGCTTTTTCTAGATCAGTAACTCTTGAAAGATCTCCTTTTTTAATTTGTTGCGTAATTGTATTTCCTAATGTATTTAAATCTTTTCTTAATAGTTGTAGGTTTTTAGAATCTACAGGTGCTCCCATATCTGACAAACTTTTTAAATGATGTTTTTCAATGGCGTTTCTAGTTACATCAACACCTTGTTCTTTGTATAAGTAACTAACTAAATCATTAAATTTTATTGATTCATATCCTTCTGGAAATAAAGCTAATAAAGATTTTGTATTTTTATAACCACCTAAATCTTTTAAAGGTAGTTTTGCTTCATTAGCAACATCAACAAATTTTTGAACTTTGTTAAACTCTGGATGAGAATTAATTAATTTTACTTTATTGGAAGGAGCTACATTTTCATTTGCATAATAAGCTTTACCATTTTCTTTCATTCCAATTACTTTATCGTTTTTGTTATATATAGGTTTATAGTCAGTGTTGCCGTGTTCCCATGCTCTGTACATTTGTTGCAACATCCAAGAACCAGGTCTGTCCATTGAAAAGGCAAGTTTAAAAGGTTTTGGTTCACTAATGTATAATTTTACTCTTTGGGCTAAAATATTGTTTTCTCTGTTTACTCTTCCAGTTTTACTTCCTCCTCCAGAACCAGGAACTCCGTATTTGTAATTATCAAAATCCCAATCTTTAAAATAAGAAAATTTTTGTTTTATTTCTTCTTGAAGATTTAAAGGTATTTTTTTAAATCTTGGTTTGTATCCTCTATTAATAAATCGTTTCACCTGCGCAAATTTTGTTTGTTCATTTGCTTGATTAAATCCAAATTTACCTTTTGAAAAATCTGCATCAGGAAATTCTGCTAATATTTTATTTTGTTGTATAATCGTTAATGGAGTAAATACATTTTTCTTTTTTATTTTAGATCCTGCTACAGAAGCGTATTGTAGATTAGCCATTACAGTTTTAGCTTTTGCAGGTTCTTTTTTTAAAAGTTTAGAATAAGAACTATATTCTGGATATTTTATCCTAGTAACTCTATTTCTTTCAGCCATTGAAAATTTACCAGAACCTATCTCTTTAGCAGAACTTTTTGGTGGTTTATCCATATACACTGTTTCTACTTTTTTAGTTTTTTGATTATAATAATTTTTTGGATATTTAAATTTTTTAGTTTTGACTGTGCTTGTTGCGTATTCCTGTCTAGATCCATCAGCACTTGGTTGTGCTAACATACCACCAGCAGCCATTGGATTACGGTCCATGAAATCATCGATCGCTTGTTTGTCTAACGCTCTTTGTGGTCTGTCTATCTTGTCTGCTGTCGTGACCTCTCCGTCGAAGAGATCCATCAACTCTATAATTTTATCTTGTAGGTCTTCCATTACTCACCTAACATTCTAGCGATACCGCCTGATGCGAAGTCCGGTTCTGGATCATAGTCAACTTCAGGACCACGTTCTGCTGCATACTCTGCTGGTTTTTCTTCTGCAAATCTAACTTTATCTTTTCTTTTTTTAGATTCTATAAATTGTTTCATTGTTTGTTTTTTTCCTGTGGCGTAATTTTCGATCTTACCTAGATCAGATGTAAGATCCTTCATCTTTCTAACAGTGTTCTCTGTAAACTCTGTGGTGTAATCATCAGGACCATCCATGTAGTTTCTCATATCATTCTCTGTAAATGAGAACTCGTCAGGTCCAGCTGGATTTGATTCATCGCCTGGATTTTTTTTGAGCATCATCATTACTGATGTATCGTCTCCACTCTCTCCCATGACATTTCTTATAGGGTCATCCACATCAACCATAATAGATCCGTCGTTTAGATCTTGTGTTACCGTTACACTTGTCTCATCATCAATTTTTTTCTTGTGAATAACCTGTCGTTCTTGGGTCGCAAATCTTTTTGTAACATCATCACCCTCAAGTATAACCTTGTTGACCAACTGATCGAACCACTCTGGTTTACCAGGCACATCACCAGTTTTGATGATTGGCACCTGAGTTACTTTTTTACCAACCTTTAATGGTTTTAAAACTTTACCGATTATTGGTAGAGATACAAGACCACTGAATATCTTTAGAAACGTTCTCCTGTTCATACCCTCTTTGAAACCAAGACGCATGATACCACCATCTGCATTTGGTTTACGGATCATCTTATCCGTGACCTCTAGGTCATCGAGTTTTCTCATGTTTTCGGCTTTTTTGATCATCTCGATTTTACCCGCATAGTCTCGACCACTGCCCAGTCTGATCAGTTCTCCGATCAAACCCTCTGTTCCATCACTACCTCTGATAAAATCCTCTATCTGAGCATCGTCCATTTGCGGTAGGAATTTCTGCAGGTACATTTTTAAACCCTCTTTGTCTCTCTTTCTATACATGTCAACAACCTCTAACAGACCCTGATACATCTCGGGATCTCTTGTTGCCATCTCTTTGAATTTCTCTTTGCCAAATATTTTCTGTAGGAATCTAAAACCTGTGCCCTTCACGAAACCAATACGTCCACCGTCTGCCTTTTCTTCTGGTGGATCAAATTTCTTTTTAGTCAAACCTGTGTATGCTTCATCATATAATTTCATTCTCTCTTTTACTGGCATGTCATCATAAACCAATCCCATACGCTCTGCTAAATCTGCTGCAACTACATCTGCATCATATTTTCTATCACCAGTAAGTGATGGTGATACATTATCGATCGCCTCATCCAACATTTTTCTTTTTTTCATTGCATCAATATTTTTTTTGTTCTCTGCTACAATCATATCTCGTAGTGATTCTTCCGAAGACTGTACCGGTGCCGCGATATCATCGGAACCACCCCTGCTTCCTGGTGGTGGCATATCATCGACCGCCTCACCACCCATGATCTTAGATCCTTTTGGTATCTCTTTGCCTTTTAGATCAAATATCTTTGCTGATGTTGTGTTTCTGATTCCTGCATCTCTTATCTCTGCTGCCTGAGAATTTTTTATCTGTTGTAAAATACTTTTTAACTGTGCCTCACTGGTGATGGCTGCTGGATCGATGCCATAACGCATTAATGTATCTGCTAATATATTCTCACCCAACGTGACTCTCTGTGGATCTTTCAATGTGATCATGATGCCATCGTCAGAACGACCGGCCATCTGTTTAGCGATAAAATTTCTGATAAATTTATTTATCATTAATAATAAACTCTCCTAGGTTTCTCTGCCTTTTCGTCCACATAGTCTTCAGGATGATC